CTATATTTCTGGACCTAGCTCCGGGTATAGTTTCGTCTACTTGTTTTGAGTGACGTATAATCATCTTGGTTTTGTCTAGTTTGTCGTAGGATGTTTTAGGTGTTCCGTGCATTTTACTTTCCTGTACTGTATTTACTTGCGAAAGGAATTCAAAGTCCCCTTGTTCTAGATCTAATTTTTCTACATCTTGGGGTTTAAAACCTATGTTATGAGATATAGCAAATTCACGCATATAGCTCGCAAATTGGTACCATTTATCTTCTAGATCTTTTTCTATAGAATCTGTTAGGTTTTTGTTGTAAATTAATCGCAAATTATCCTCATCTATTGATATAGAAACTGCATTATTATTCCAATTAAACTTGAAAAACCTTGCTGATTGAGGATCTGTGGTTGCATTGGCCTCATTATCGCCCAAAGTAAGGTTACTAAACCTTGATTTTAGTTCGTCAAATAAGTCCTGTGCTACTGCGTTGAGATCCATTGTAATATTTATCTATAATCCACTAATGATAATAGGCATTGGCATTGTTAATTCTTCTTCAGAATCTCTCAGTCTTTCAAATAAATTTTGATCCCACGCTGATATGGTATTAGCCATACGTATTGCTAGTAAAGTAGCCATGATTAAATCATCATGTTCACCGGGTTTTGCATTAAATGTATTACCTGAAGCAACAAAATTTTTAAGTTCTGATATAAGATTTTTTGAGTTTATTTTTAATGTGTCGTTTTCCACCATTTGTTTAAATTTTGCACAAGTAGTCACTTTAGAAAGATGGGTGGTATTGTACCCTTTTCTAAACTTTCTTACATGACCTTTTCTAATAGACTCTGACAAAAATGTGCCTGGAATATTTTCTTCCCCTATATCTGAAATAGCTACGATTCCGGCTTCGCCTATTGAATTATTTTCTATAGAATAATAAATTTCTGGTTGTAAAATTCCTTGTTGTTTGAGTTGTTCTGCAATATTTTCTATAATTTGTTTTAAAATTCTAATTTGACCTTGAATGGGTGTAGAATTATGTTGCCATTCTCCAACTTGTTTCATCTCTGGTAGTTGGAATACTTCAATTGCGGCATAATCTCCTCCGGTCCCCATTGCTGGATCTAATGCAACAACATATGCTTTATTTTTGGTTATTTTATCGAACCATCTTACATGTCCGTGTCGTTCTATAGGCTCAATACCTTGCAAATCGGATAATTTGATCGGAGCAATAAGTGTTTCGTCGTATATGATAAATTCACAATCATGTTCACGTCTAAATCTTTCTTCGCCAATTCTCGATCTTTCTTCTTTAGCCCATTCTTCTGTTCTTTCTGGATGTTCACGCCACGATGCTTTAAAAGCTGCAAATCCGTTTTTGCCAACAGGCTGTTCATTGCCATAATCATCCAATCTCTTATTGGCTTCTTTCCATATCAGTGCAAATTGATCTTCGTCTGAATTAGGCGTAGATGTGATAATACACTTACCGCCGGTTGCTAGTGTAGGTGCCAGTGATGTCCAAAACTCAGATGCTTTGGAAGGTGGATTCACAAATGCAAACTCGTCACAGTATATTACAGACAGTGACATACCTCTACCTGTGTTTTCTGTTGTGGTGGTTGCTTTGATTCTGGATCCGTTGTCAAACTCTAATGTATTTCTATTGTATGAATATGCTCCTGCTCGCAAAAAGTCGGGTAGATTTTCATACACAAATCTCACTCTGTTCATGATGTCTTGAGCACCTGTAAACTTGTGAGCGGCAATTAGTATCTGTGAGTCAGGCACGAACATGGCGTACCACACAAGGTAAGCGGCGGCACAAGTTGTTTTGCCTGTCTGTCTAGGCAACATAGCAATAGCAAATCTGTTATCATGATAAGTTTTTACTAGTCCTTCTTGATATTTGAACATTTCAAATTTCATTGCTCCTTTGGTAGGATGTTGAATCATGCAATAATTTTTACAAAAATATAGAGGTCCGGTTTTTGGATCCATACACTTGTTGAGTTCAAGAATATGATCTTCTGTAAATTTAGATTTTTGATGAGCTCTTTTGGTAAGATTTCCTTGAAGACTTTGTCCCATATTAATATTTACAGATTAAATTTTTAATTATTTAGAGTTTGGAACTGGGGAATTTTTATCTTCAGCACCCATTTCAACTATTTTGCCGTCGCCATGGTGATTTTCTTCTTGTCTACGTAACTTCATTAATTCTTTAAACATTGACATATTATATTCATCGCCATATAAAGGTTTATTGATAGATGTGTCGTCTTTGTAATCTACTTCAGTGGATAATTTTTTTATGTATTCTTTGTCGTTTGTTGATACTTCTTCTGTAGGATCGGCAGGGTGTTTGACTTTAATATGATCTTGTGGAATGCCAAATGTTTCTGCAAGTACTTGTTCTAATTGTGCAAAGGTTACCGGATATTGTACTGTAGCATCAAAAATGTAAACTTCTTTATTTTTTAGTCTAGGAAATTCATGAGGATGTTCTTGTACTGGTGTTTTAGTTAATTTTTTAAAAGAAACAATGTTGTATTTTTCTAACAAATTTTTTAAATCTGCTTCACTCAGTTCATGTTCAGCAACTTTGATTCTAAGATCATAGGTTTTGGTCGACTCTACAAGATATTCTTTGAATGTTTTCATGTAATGTATTTATATGTCAATCTTTACTTAAATGATATGATTAGAATGCATTTTAAACTTGTAAAATGCTATTTTTCTTTAGTGGTTTTAGCATTTATTATTTGTTTGATTAGTTCATTTCGATCTGCAATTATAGATCCTGTGCCTGTTACAGCATCTTCGTCGGGTTTGTTTTGGTCAATCTTCATTTTTTTTAACTGTAGTTCTATCATTTTTAATTTTTTATCTACTTTTGTATTTTTGGCAGATATGGCATTTTGCATAAAAGAACTAGCAACTTCCATAATTCTCCCTGCAAATCTAGGATCTACATTCATGCCTAGGTCCATTAAATCTTTGTATGCTTGAAATGATTCGTTTGAATATTTGTCAATTTCTGCATCATCTTCCAATCCATCCACCTGAGGCAGAGCTGCATCAACTTTATCGAGATTCAATTTCTCTTGAATTAATTGATTTGCAAAAGTATCATTTTTACTATCTTGCTCTTGCTCTAGTGATTCGACAAAAGATTCAGGAGTATTACTGGTTTCAAGTTCAAAAATTTCTTCAAGTTTTTTAGTCATACAGTTTATTTAAATATATCCGATTCTGTAACAACTCGAAATCGAATGCCTTTTAACTTGCACCATTTGTTCGCTGCCTCCCATTTCGCTCTGTTTGTAATGTAGGCAGCTTGATTTTGAACATTTTTTCCAACCGATTCGTATTTGGCTTGATTATTTGGTTTAATCTCGATTAATTCTGCGACTTTTTGTTTTTTTTTATTTTGATACACTATAAAAAAGTCAGGGACGTAGATTGTATTTTTACCAGTCAAAGGATTTCTATAAGGTATTTTAATTGATTCTGATGCCCAATTCATCACAGCGGGGTTGTTATCACAAAATCTCATAAATGCCCATTCCCAAGACGATCGATATCTAGGTTTTTTATTGCCGATGTATTTGTCCGGATTTGTCATTTCAAACAATCCGTTAGCCCATTTGTACATTTTTAAACCTTGATGTTACGTTGAACCAAACTTGTACTTTGACGATCAGATTTAAATCCTAATACAGAAGATTTAAATCTATTTAGATTCATAATCTCTGCAATAATTTCATTTATTTCAAGCACAGATGATTGGGAAAAACTGTCCAGTATTTTAAACACAGGCACATTGTCTACTCTGCTTTGTTTTAAGATAATATATGCAATACTTTCGCTTGCATCTTTATCAAATCCTTTGTTTTCAAAAAATCCTTTGACTGCATCATACTCGCCTGCTGAAAACGAAATCCTGTCTCCATTAAATCCTGACAAATAATCTATAACAGATCCTGTTTCATTTGATTTAACTCCTAAGTTTGTATACTTTGGATTATTTCCTGTGCTAGATGTTTCTTTGTATATTGCCATTATAATTGTTGATCAGATATCAATTGATTGTAAAGATCTACATCTACATTGTAACTGATTAATCCTTGTTTAGTAAGTTCTACTGCTTGTGTGATAGACTTATCTTTATAATTTTGTTGTTGATGACTAGAAAGTTTTTTCCATTCACTGTCTATATCATTTATGTCTAAATTTTTATCTGTTCTAAAAACTACATACTTTGCAAACTTTTCTTTAGCACTTTCGTCCAGATCAAAGTAAACACTTATTTGTTTTGGGTTCAATTGAATCTGATTTTCTTCTGTTTTATTTGATTGTTGTAAAGAATTTGTTTTAGGTTTTTGAGCAGATATGCCAGTTGTTTGCATGTCTTGATTGGTACCGTATAGTTGTGCAGTTTTTGTTTTAGTACGATCGTTTTTAGGAAATCTCACACCAGGTTTTGATGTTGCTCCAAGATTTGATCCAGATTGTTTGATTATATCTTTAGTAACCCCAATTATTTCTTCTCTTGCTCCTTTTACTGCTCTTCCTGATTTAAGTTTTGTGTACACATTACCAGCTGCCAACGCAGCTCCAAGAATGTTTCCTTTTGATAACTGTTCGATAGCCGAACCAGCTCCAGCAAATAATCCAAAAATAGAATCAGCACCTCCTCCTAATGGAGAATTTGGTGAAGGAGAGTTATCGTAATGAAAAGATGCAAATCCTTGTGGGTTGTCTCTGCTTACACTACCTGAGTTTATTAACACACCGGAATAAGACACAGTAAAGCTGTGTTCGTTTAACCCAGTTCCATTTGTTTGATCTAAATCTCCATTGTTCCAATCATTGCAAACTGGATTCATCATTTTGTATTCAGTAAATCTTTGTCGATTCATTTGAAATATAGATATAGAATTTAAAAATCGTTTTTGAATGCCAACATCTCTGCCCCATCTTTTATTGCTTATATAATTGTCATTAAAATTTGCTTGATTATATTCAATTTCTGCTCTGTTTGTATCTACAATATAGTTTTGATAGTATGATTTAAAAAAAGCTGTTGATACGTCTCCCATATCATCATGTAAAACAATCGTGACTGGCATGTATTGAACACCTGTTTGCACATAATTTTTATAATTGTACTGATTTCTTAATTCTACATTAAAACTATATTTAGGTAAGTCACATCTTTTTACAATCATACCTAATTCTGTTTTTTGCTGATTATTAAGAGTGTTGCCTATTGCTTGAACATTAATATTAAAAACTACATGATATAAAAATTTAGATTTGGGAGCAAGTCTAAATAAGTCATCTGTATATAAGCGAGCGGCATGTTGATAATCTTTAAGATGATCACCGCCCAATAATTGACCAAGAAAGTTGTCGCGCCAGTTCATACTGTTGTATTTATTGGACTAAAAAAAGAGGTTATTAAGAACCCGTAGCTGCTGTGCCAATTGCTCTTGCTACTGCTGTGCCGATACCTGTACCTCTTGGTGTTTGAATTGCATTGTCATATCTAATTGACATTGTAATTTGTACTGGTTCGGAAGTAGCATAAGCAAGTGTTCCATATTGTACATTGTCTAGATAACATCCATATAATTCGAATGTATCTAATACATTAGGAACATTAGCACCATTACCGCCATCTAAGATTTCTACTCTAGAAGTAAATTTATAGTCGCCGGCAGCTGCCGCTGATGATTGCTCAAAGAAATCGAATTGTCTTTGTAACTGTTCACCAACTAGTTTAGAAACTTCATTGTTCACGTCGTCTCTTACATTTAATGTAATAGGATCCCAAGTGTGTTTTCCTGCCATGTATACTCTTGAATTGTAAGCATCTAAAGTAACCTGGTCAAATGTAATGTTAGGTCGTGTTACATCGACAACTTGTTTAGTAAGTTCTGATCTAGGAGTTGAAACACCAAAGTTTTCAAGTATCACTCTAAAGCGATACTGTAGTTTTGGCATTAGCAAGCCTTGTGATGAAGATGATTGATCACTTGCTAGTGGTACTGTAAATTTTGATAGTGTTGATACTGCCATTTGTTTTATCTCCTAGTAATAATATTTACTATTCGTTTTCTCCTTTTTGCACTTATACCTTTAAAGGTTATAGTTGAGCAATTTCTCCTGTATTCTTTAGTCTAACTGGAATGTAGATAAATTCAACTGCTTTTACAGGCTCAATAGCCACATCCACGTACAGTTCGTTTCTGTCTATTCTTGTAGGTGTGTTGTTTGATTCATCACACACAACAGCAAAGTCGTACAGTGCTCTTTGAGCAGTTAACTCTAACAAGAATGATTCTATTGATTGTTTAATTTCATTTCTTGTTAATGCATCATTAGGCTCAAATATGAACGGTCTTGCAATTTTATCTAATTGTAGTCTTATGAATGCAATTAGTCTAGCAACGTTTATTCTGTCTAATGCTGATGCAGTTAATTGTCTTGTTTTCTGACCAAAGTTTAATAATCCTGCGCCTGTAATAAATGAGATTGGATTGACATTTACAGAGTATAAAGAATCTCTTAAACCTTCTGATACTGCTGTTGTCACAAACTCTCCTTCAGAACTAATATAACCCACAGAAGAAGCATTGTCGACAATACCACGTCTTGTACCAGCCGGTGCAAACCACGGGAAAGCAACAGTGTCATTGTAAGCAATAGTTCTTAACATCATGTGTGATGGAGGAACTGCAACAGAGTCGCCTGCAAGATCAGTTGTAAATCCTGAAGGATAAAACACACCGGTAAATGAATTAGATGATACCAGTCCATCTTCACCATTATCGGCTGCGCCTGCTGTGTTATTTGCCCAATTTGTTACTGCTGTTGAGATTGGTTCTAATCTAAATGGACTATCTCCTACTACAAATGCAGTTTCTTTTCTGTCTGCGTTTAGTGTTTCTAAATTACCAATCAACTCTGGATAACCAGGAGCTGCAAGTAAATTAAATTCTCTTTGCTCTTCTCTTAGTTCTGTTGTTGACTCCACAGTAGCTTTCATTGCTTTTACAATGACATTTCTCTGTGCTTTTCTACCCATGTAAGGAGAACCATCTGTTTTTAACCCTGATTCTGTTAACCATGCATCTTTTTCTGTCGGTAGAGTTGGATAAGTTGTTGTGTCTGAAAAGTTAGTTCTTGTAAACCAGTTTTTAACAAACTTCTTGACATTGTAGCCTGATCTTCTTAGGTTAAATCCTAACATACCTTTTGGATATAGTGCAGGATCTGGTCTATCGATATCTACGTATGAAGATGTCAATAAATCTGTAATCAGTGTTTCCTTTTGTACAACATCTAATGTGCCTGATGAATGATAACGGAAATCTGCAAACAATATGCCGTCTTGTGATGTTTGATCTTTGTTGTCGATCAACACCCATTCTTGTCCATCATTTTGGCTTGTGTCATATCTGTAAATTTTTGGATAGTTTTCTAAATCTGAAGTATCTAACCATATGTCACCAGAAACAAGTGCAGTACCGTCTGTTTGTGTGGTAGGTTCTGATGCTGAACAAATAGGTCCTTTTGGATCTGTTTGTCCTAAATTAAATCCTCTTGCGTCTGAAGATACATTCTGGTAACCAGTCCATGCTGTACCGTTATGAATAAGAATGTCTACTTCATCCACAGTTGTGTTGTACCATAACTGTTTATCTGCTGGATCTTTTGTTGGTTCTACTGTAGATTGAATTGCTGTAAATGTTGTGCCTGAGTCAGGTGTATTTTCAACAGGTTTCCAACCTGATGCCATGTATGAATATGTTCCAGAAATAATAGATGAATAATCATCTTTATCTCCTGCAGGAGCAACATAAAGGTTTGCAATTTTTTCTACTGAAATATCAGAGTTACCACCGTATGAGTTAGCATATGTGGTGTTATATCCTAGATCGCTCATAGCAGTACCAGTAGTATCTGTAAAATAGATATTGCCTCCTAGTGCATGAGTAATTGTGATTCTCTTTGTGGTTGAATCATATGAAGCAGAAATGTTTTCAAAACCTGCAGCCGAAATCGCTGATACAAAATCGTCTGCATCTGTGCCACCTATTGTAACATTTTTTTCATTTAGTTTATTAGATGCTGTGTTCGAAGTTGCTGACTTGTTAAGAACAGTTTCAGCCATTTTAATCACGTCACCGCTTCCTACACAATTTGTCTTATCAGATATGATGTTAGATACAATGCTAGTGCCTGCACCGGTTGCTACATTTCTTTTGAAAACAACATAATCAACTAGTTCGCCGCTATCTGCAGATGAATCATCCCATTCTGATTCTCCTGTATTAACTTGAACAAATAATGAATTTGTTGAAAGATTATAACCTCCGCCATTTTTGTCTAATTGTTGAAGTGCTTGTTCTTGTGTTTTATAAATTGGAGCACCAACTGATTCAAAAATACCTGAAGTGTCATTGTATTTCTTCATCGAAATATTTGCACCGCTGTTAGGTAGTGTTGTTTGAATCCAAACTGAACCTGATGGTCTTGGTTTAGAATCTGATGTTCTAAATCCATGATCTTCTGTGTGTTGACCGATGAAAAGTTTTGGTGGATAATGTCTTCCAGTTGTAATACCAGCATCAGCAAATGGAGTACCAGATACATCTTCTAAAATAATCGATGATGCAACAGCTGTGGTGGATGAATCGTCGCCTGTTGCTGTTGGAATAGAATAAATTTCTAATTTACCGTCCACAGCCGCAGCCGCCACTCCAGATATACCTGCTCCATTTATGTCGCTGGCAAAAGTGGTTGCTGTAATACCTGACATAGCAACTGTTATACCATTAATTTTACAAGTTTCTGCTGAAGAAATTGATGGATTTGTTATTGTGCCTTTAACTGTAGGATGAGCAGACTGCCAAGATCCATCTTTAGTTGCAGAACTAGCTGAACCAACTTGTACCCAAGTGTTAGATCTTGTTTTGTAGTACAATCTGTTGTAAGAATTTGTTGCCACAACGGCATAATCGCCGATTGAACCTTTAGTTGTTTTTGGTGCACTACCTGTTACATCATCTGTTGAAGTAATATAGATTGGAGTTTTAACAGTAAATGCTTGAGTTGATGAATTCCACTCTTTGATACCCCATGATGAAGAAGCAAGATCTAACCAATAGAATCCATTGTTAGGTGTGCCACCAGGTGCACCTGCAGATCCTTCTAATTGTTTAGTGTCAATGTTTGCTCTGATTACATATGCACGATTGGCAATCCCCAAGAAGGAGTAAACAGCTTGAAGACCATATTCGTTTAATTCATAACCTTGTATCGGTGTACCAGACGCATCCGAATAGAATGTTGGTGTACCGAAAGTTTGTGTTAGTTCTCTTTGTGAAGAAACTAAAAAAATTTCATTTGCGTTTGTGCTCAGCGTGCCTGATGCTGTGCCTGTTCCTGTGCCTGATATTTTGTTTTGAGCAGTAGCAACCACAACTAGTGGAACTGCTCCTGGTATTCCGGGCACGTAGAAAGATTCATCTACAACGGAAACCTGAACTCCTGGTGATATTAAAGCCATTTTTACTTTACTCCTTGTTGCAATTATTTACCATATTGGGCTGATTATTTAAGATAATTTAAAGAGTGCTGAAAAGGTGTGCATAAATATATGCGTGCTTAACGGAAAAAAACAACAAAGGCCTTTGTGTAATGAATGCAAAAGCAAGCCAGCTGCCTACAATTATCGCAAAGGCGATAAAACATATTATCGTAAAAAATGTGATGCATGCATTCGTAAAACTAATGTATCTACAATTACTACTCCTGCTTGGCAAAGAGCAGGATATCAAAAAAAGAAATC